TGTCCTCCTTATAGAAGGGGATGAGCACCGTCTGGAACTTCGGATCGAAGCGCAGCTGCTGCTCGATCTGGCGCTGGTCGGCGGGGAGATCCTGGCCCTTCGAGTAAGATCCGCCATCCTGCACGTCGTACTCGATGTTGTCGTTCCAGGTCGAACCGCCCTCGACCTCGTCCAGGCATTGCTCGTCGAGCATCGACATGAAGGGGTCTTTGTTGAAGACGAGGTCGCGGAGCTTGGGCTGCTCGTCGATATAGCGGCGAGTCGTTACCTCGATTTGCGTGAGCGTGTCAGGCAGATAAGTACCCTGCTTTCATATACTTACACACTATTGCACAGATTCTTTCCCACCGTCATACTTGCCCGTGACTGCGGCAGCGATAACCGAACTGCGGTCATACTTGGGCGTGCCCTCAACCTTCGAGCGGGAGAGCGGCGATACGGAACCGGACGGCGTGGCATCCGCGCCAGCCGGGAAGAACGATTCGGTGCGCTCCTTGGCCAGACGCTCTTTGACGCGGCGCTCGACCTCGGCATCGGTCGCGGCCTTGGCGGCGGCATCGGCCTCGGGCTTGTCCCACTCATCATAGGCGGCAGCGATATCGCCGTTTTTGGCGGCGGCGAGTTCAGAGATTTTCTTCCAGTCGAGCGGAGACTTGCGACCCGAGCGGATGTGCTTCTCCAAGATGGTGCCGGATTGGGTGATCAGATCGGACCAGCGGGAGCCATAGCCCTCCTGGATGCGCTTATCCACGCCCGCTGCAATCATCTCAGCTATTTTCTTCTCGTCGAACGCTGGAGCGGGCGGATTGGCGGGCGGGTTCTTCGGCTCATCCAGGGTGCCGTAGCGCTCGGTATAGCGGGCCACGTCCTGCTGGAGCTTCTGAATGGCGGCGAAATTGTCCGTGTACCACTTTTGGTAGGCGACCGCGCCTGGCTTGTCCTTGGTACCATTCATCGAGAGTTCGAGCGCGGCGGCGCGGGCTTCCAAGGAGTCGTACTCTTTGCGCTGGACCAGGCCAGCCGCCTTGGCATTCACCTTCTCGTTGGCGGCAGCAGCCATTATGGCCTTAGCTGTGGCTTCGTCCAAGCCTGCGTCCTGCACCAATGACTCGAACAACTCTTTGGCTGTCATATCGTTATCCTTGCGGGCCTCCGGGCGACATTATGGGTTGCGGACCACCGGGCGGAGGCGGCATTTGCATTCCGCCGCCCGGCGCAGGTGCGCCACCGCCAACTGGCTGGAGCAGATTCTGCGCAGCCATCGGGACCAGTGATGTGGCGAGCGCGATGATCTGCGCACATACCTGTTCCGCCCCCGGCACAGCGCCCGACTGTACGATCTGCTGGCAGGCCGACCGGATGCCATCTACGGCAGTCTTTATGGGGGCGATGCCGGACAACAGTTGGGCGAGAGGACCAGATGCGGCATCATCCGGTCCTCCTTTCGGCGCGGCGGACAAATTCAATGGAGGCAGCGGCTGGGCCGTGACAGCAGTTGGGGGAGAAGGTGACACTTTACTTGGCGGGCGAAGCCATCTCCTTGCCGAAGCCGCCTTTGCCCTTGCCAACCTTGGCGGAGAAGCCGGGTTCCTTTTTGCCGAAGCCGGGCTGCTTGCCGCCGCTCTTACCGCCGATACCATGTTTGGCCATTACTTTAACGCTCCTTTGCCGCGCAGCTTCGAGAGTGTTTCAGCGAGGCGGGACTGCTTGCCGAGCTTGCCGGGAGACGACTCGTTTTTCTTTGCGAACGACTGCACGGGCTGACCGGCGGCCTTGGCCTTCTTGGTGAGAGAACCTTTATTGAGACCAGCGTGCTCGATCCAGAGAGGGTCTCGGTCGCCATTGGATGCCATATCACTCTTACCGTGCAGAATAGGGCATACTGCATGGCATGTCAAGTCAAGTCATTGCAAGGAAAGGACTTCTTCACCTAGAAATTTATAGGTGAAGTCTAGCTGGTCTGGAGGGTCGGCTGGCCGCCCGCGCCAGCGGTCAAATCCGGAGGGGCCTGGTCGGTGGCTTTGCGGCCCTGCGCGTTGGCGATCATGCCGATACCGAGCTGCATCTGGAGCTGGAGACGCTCGACCTCGGAGTTCGGGATCTGCATCCCCTTGGGCGCGAAGTTCATCTTGCCCAGGTTCTCCATCAGGGTGAAGACCGATAGATAGCCCATCTTGGCCAACATGAGGTCTTCCATGCGGTCCTGCTGCGCGGCGCTATTGAGTAATGAACCGGGCTTGAAGTTATAGGTGAAGGACTTCAACATCATTTTAGCCCGCTGGTAGACGGGACGTGGCTCGTCCGCGCCAAGGGCGTCGGCATGGGACGCGATATCGCCAGGGTCGCCATCTGGTACATCGTCCGGGATGAAGGTCTTCGGGTCGAAGTCGAAATCTTCCGGCGTGGCAGCGGAGGGGCCGAACTTCGCCATACGCTTCGACAAGGTATCAAACTCGGCAATGCAATACAGATACTGCTCGGCAAACTCCATCATGAAGCCCTCCAGGATGCGCGAGCGGAGGCGCACGCCGGGCGTCATGGCCTTCATTATCGTGTCGATGGTGTCATCAGAGGGGATCTGGGCGAGCTGGGCCATCTGAGAGATGTCGGCAGTGCCCGAGAGCTTCTGCATCAGAGTCTCCACGCGGTCCAGATGCTGCCAAGTCGCCTGGTCGAGCGGAGGGGGATTGACGATCTGGATGCCCTTGCCGGAAGCCATATTGGATCGGATCTTCCAGCCGGCGAGGCGTGAGTCGAACTTTTTCAGCTCGGCCGAGGAGACATTACGGTCGGCGGTTACACCGGGCTGGGCGATCTGTGCAAGGTGATCGTCGATGACGCGCAGAGTCGAGTTATAGCTGGCATTCAGCGGTAGGATATCGTGCAGCGGAGCCTTGCCCAAGAAGGACATGGGCCACGGGTTAAGGGTCAGTTTGATGAGCGGGAACTTGCCATGCCAATATGGGCTGGGACCATCATATAGAACAGCACCGCCGCCCCACACGATCATGTGGCCGAACGGGTAGAGCGGTGCGCCGGGCGGCACTTTGTAGGACCACTGGGTGGTGGGCGTCTTAGGGTCATCCCACTTGCCCATATACTGCACTTTGCTGGTCTTGTTCAGCCGGTTGTCCCGCAAATACATCGTGTTGACGAAGACGGTGGGCGTGCCGGGGATCGGCTCGTCGTCGCCCCTCTGTTTGGAGAGGGGGCCGGAGTGCTTGGGCTTGCCGCCGCCGAGCACGCGGGTGAACCAGCCGAAGATGCCCGGTTCGCCCACATCCGGCGCGACCTTCTTCTTGTATTCCAGCTCGACCCACCAGGGAGTGCGCGCCTTACGGATGATGACGCCCTTCGCGTCCTGCAATGTGTGATACGAGATAGGCTCGATGGGAAAGACGTTGCGCGGGTCTTCAGCCTCGACCATCATGTCGTTCAGCTGGCGGGAATAGTAGAGGTGCGCGTAGCCCGTGCCGGCGCAGGTGTAGTAGCGGACCACATCGCCCAGGCGCAGGCCGATTAAGCGGGAAGTGTACCAGTCCTCGGCGTCTTTGTTACAGAGGCGGGCCTGCTGCTCGTACTTCGGGTTGTGGGTGGCATAGTGCCAGAACACGCGCGTATCAGTGAGGAGGGCAGTGACATCCTCGCCAATCTTGGCCACGAAGTTGGCGCGGGTCTTGCTGCGGCCAGAGGTAGGGGAGGGATTGTAGCTCGCGTAGCCATCTGACTCGGAGGCAAATATGCCTTCGATGGAACGGTTGATCCGATCGTAGCCGACCTGGGCCTCCAAAAAGCGCTGGCCGTGCTTCAGGCGGTCATTGCACCACTCCAGGATTGAAAATTCTGTCGTGCCGGGGCGAGCTTCGTCTGTCTTGAGGGGCGGGAGATCCGAGTCGTAGTCGGCCACTTAGCCGATTATACAGTGGGGTCGTCCAATCCTTTAATCGGTGGAGGCTCCATGTGGGCGGCTAACTCGCGCTCGGCGGTCGCGGAGCCTTTGTCGTACCAGGACGCTTCGTGGACACGGCCTGTCGAGCGCTCGAACGCGCGGACTTCGGCGGCGGAGCGTAGTTCGTGGCGTTCGTATCCTTGGCGGGCATAGACGGGAGGGACAGGCTGGTCGTTGCGTGCAGGGTAGCGGATCTCGCCTGTACGCGGGTTGCGGTAGACGACGGATCGCTCGGACGTATGGATCGCAGATAGACGATTACCACCGTGCCCGCGCTTGTGCGGACACCAAGGCCACGAGCCAATTTGGATTTCGTTGCCACAATCTGAGCACTGCATGGTGGATGCTCAGCGCGTCACGGTAGGGATCGCCTTCGGCGCTCCCATGTGTGAACGCGCTTCCGCGACCGACTCCGACTCAGTATACATGTGACTCCAGCGCCCGCCGCATGATATTGAGCCATATATACTCCCCCAACGGCTGCGACTGCGCCCGCGTGCGGATGCGCCGCAATATCTCGGGCGAGACACTCACCGTAACGTCGGCGGAGCCATCGGAGTTCAACTGGACTAGGCATGGCTCGGCGGGGAGGGTGTAAGTCGCGGCGGCAACCGGCTCAGGTTGACTAGTCGCCGCCGCAGCACCGGCGGTTCGCGGCTCTTTGGCCGCCTTCATCGGAGGATTCAATGACACGCAGACCAGTATATAGGTGAAGGAGAAGAGAAGTCAATCCCACCCATCGACTGCCTCGGCCCACGCGTCCCGGTAGGACTTGTACTCGCCTAGGACGGGGGCGCGGTGCTGCCAGTCCACTTCCGGCTTATCGGTCACGGGTTCGTTCGTGCGCTCTGCGTCGTAAGTCCAGCGATGGCCGGCCCAGAAACACATGTTGGCGGCTTGCAGACGGTCGTCGTGCGACCCATAGGCTGCCTTGGCCCGCATCTTGTCCACATCTATTACGGCGTTGCTATATTCGGATACGAGATAGGGCGAGACAATCTTGGCGCGGCGCTCCATCAAGTGTCTGCGCGAACGATACCACAATAGTTTCTGTGATTCGCGGGAGGAGCGCCAGCCCACGCGGTTGGTCTGCTCGGCTGCCGAGTCGATATATTCCCACATCCAGAGGTTGCCATAGCCAAGGCGCAGCAATTCTTGCGTGGTCAGCATACCGGGGCCGGGATATGCCTCGTAGATGAACTCGCACTGGTCCTCGGCATCACCGGCATAGATGCGGCCCAATAAATTGGCCACGCGGGCGAGTTCGACAGCGTCCACTGGAGCGGCATATTCGGCTACTTGCAGGTCGCGGTAGATCCAGCGCTGGGCTTTGGTCTGAGGGTCGATCTCGGGCTGGCCGTCCTTACCGAAAAACAAGAGCTTGATGGCATCCACGCGGAAGACTTCCAAGGCGCCGTTATCGACTTTGTGGTCGCCTTCGGTGCGGAGGGCGCGAGACCAGCCGGTGATGCCAACGGTCGGATCACCGCCCATCATGTATGTTGCATTGGCAACAGGCGGCTCGAACATGAGCAGGAGGCCGCGCGGGTCATCCTGGATGGAAGATTCTGATTCCGAACATTGGGTGAGACGAGAGCCGGAGACATGGTAGGCAGCCTGTGGAGTCATAGACTTCTCGGATGGACGTAACCCCAATAGTTTCCTGCTAAAGTCACATCAAATTCGCGCAATAGAGATTTTAGGACATCATCCCAAGCCCAAGAAACCATTACATAAGGCTTTACTTTCCCAGCCTCGTTGTCATCACCTTGACAACTAGAATGTGTCCGCACTCCTAGAATCTCGTTGAGGCGTCTGACCGTATCGGCTATACCAATATCCACATCCGCCCAAACGAGCATGGGAACCGTTTTATGGGGCAGGTCAGGCATTCACCTCTACCTCGTATGGTATCGGGTTCTTGCACTCGGCTTCCATCAATTCGATCAGTTCGACAGGCAGCGCGCCCTGGTTGGGCGACTGGAAACTCTGCTCGGGCGTCGCAGGGAAATTTGTTAGGAAGGTGGCCAACTCGCCATTTTTGGCGTGCGCAGCGCGGGTGGTCTCCCACCAATAGAGCTGGTCCCGGCCCGGCTGAACAGTAACGCCATCATTGAATTCAGGCGACGTGCGCTCGACGAGGATCGCGTGGCGCACCGTGTGCTCGTCGGGCACCCATGAATCGGGTGCGTTCGAGCGGTATTTCAGCCGGTTCATATACCAAGGGATGAAGGCATAGATCCACAATTCGTACCCTCGGCGCTTGTGGCGCGCGGCCTCAGTGACCTCGTACCAGTAATTGCCCTTACCGTTGGCTGTGCTCTCTTGCACATGTAAGGTCGTTATCGCTTTAGGGATGCCAGGCGCGAACGAGAACTGGATGAAGCCGGGGAACTGCCATAGCGCCACCTCGGTCAGATGGGATACATCCACCTGTGTGGACACACCCAAGCCGCCACGGCCCTGCTGCTGATTCTCGGCCTGGTAGCTGATGCGCGAAGAGATGGGATGCTTGAACCCGATCTCGGAGTTTTTCTCGTCCGGGTAGAGTTCGGGCCGCTGCCAGTATGGCAGGTTGTCCAGGATGATGTGGTCGCGTTTGAACAACTCGCCGATGCGCATATCGTCCAGACTGGCAGCGAGCGAGCGGGTGCCCGGCCAGAAGATCATCCGGTGCAGAGTCATGGCGCGGACGGTAGCGGTCGCGGCGACTTGGCGCACCTTGTGGATGTAGGCTTTGATGCCCTCTGTAAACTTGTGTTTCAGTAGCTCCTCGTGGCACTCTTCTTCGCGCTTGCCGAACAATCGGATGTAGCGGCGTTGGGATTCAAGCAGGATCGGTGGGCCGATGCCCGAGCGGTCGGAGATGCCGGGGTCCAATTCCAGCGCGGCGTAGCGTTCAAACCAATAGACGAAGTCGCATTTCGAGATCAAGAGTTCCGAGTCTATAAAGTCTTGCTCAGACTGCTGGAGGGGGCGAATCATTTCGCCGGGAGGGAGCAGTCGGCCATCCGGGCCGCGGCGCAACTG